GTCTACAACGCTTCTTAATTAAGTAGTCAAGGATGCGAGCGCGAGGAGCAACAACATGACTTTCATATGTATTTATAATGTTGTTTTTGATGTCTTGTGGGATTAAGGACAAGTCAATGATTTGCTTGTTGCGTTGATAGTTACGATATGTTTCGCTGTCCATAACTTCTTCAAGCTTTTCAGCATTGGCTAACCAAGCATCTAACTTTTTCTGAGTAATTGGACTTTGTCGAATGTTATCAACAATAGCATTATCGGGAGAAAGAATGTTAGGGATACCATCACCTTTATCGCCACGAATAATATGTTCAAAGAGATAGAGCTTAGGGTTAGGGTCGGCAACCATCTTCTTCTGGATAGGTGAGAACTGTTTGACATTTTTGAACCTGTGCAATTGAATAAAATCTTTATCAGATGAGATAATCATAACAGGTTCAGCCTTACCGAATTCTTGAGTTTCCTCAACAAGGGTAGCAATCACGTCATCGGCCTCAACACCTTGAAGGTGGACAAACTTATATGGGAAATTTTCCTTGATTTCTTCACGGACAGTGTTAAGGATTTCAAAGAACTTTTCCCAGTCCATGCTGGAAGCTTCACGATTCTTTTTACGGTGTGCCTTGTATTGTGGGAACACACCTTTGCGCCAAGAGTTAGCACCGTCAACGGCAATAACAACTTGACCATATTCGTCACGATACTTTTTATTGTACATGCGAATAGAGTTTAACACTAGATGACGAAGGAAGCCTTCAGTCAACTCAGCATCGGGTTGTGCCATGAAGGCAGCAATAGAGATTTGGGAGAAGTCAATAATAATCATAGTTTAATTATAACACAGTTTATGCCCGCTGTAAACCCTTGATGTGAGCTTTATGTATTTTACACATTATCCACTCATTGTAGTAGTTATCATCTAATAACACATTGCGGGTAAATTGTTCATAGGCTTCAAGGTAGTTACACTCACCTTTAGTCTTACATAGATGTAGAATTTCACGCTTGTAATTTTCTACGCCATTTGTTTGTACTTCTTCTGCGAGCACTTTATTTGATCCGTAGTAGTCTTTCCAATCTGACTCTACTTTTGTACGTTTCTTTTTGCCTTTAACTGTCTTAGTCTTTTGAGACCAAAATAGTTTCTTACCTACGTACAACTTGCCTGTCTTAAGGCAAGTGATTAAGTATACGAATCCGTACACCTCTTTGAATGTCTGTTCCCCTAATTCGTAGGGTTCACCATTCATCGTCCATTGTGTTGTCATGAGGATATTCCAAGTCTAGTTCCTCTTCTATATATGTGTCTCCACAAAATGGACAATACAATGGCTCTTCGCCTACTTCATCAAAATCGAACTCAATGGTTGCTTCACATGAACATGATTTACATTCGTAAGTCTTTTTTGTCATAGTGTTTGATCTTTAAGTTCTAACCATAATTTAAGTTTATCTGCACCACCAATCAACTCTTCACCTTGGAAAACTTGCGGTAATGAACGAAGGCCTTTTGACAAAAGATAGTCACGACCTGCTGCGTTAGTTTCGATATTGATCTCAGTGTATTGAGTACCACTAGTTTCTAACAAACTTTTAGCAGTAACGCAATGAGGGCAATTATTCTTTGAGTACACTATAATCATAGTGATAGTCCTTTCATAGTTTCAGCTGAGACGTCTTGCTTAACGCCACCAGTGATATAACTTGTGATTTCAGTTTCTTGTGGAGCAACTTGAACGTTACCGCCACCAATCCACTTCTCTGTCCATGGCAAAGGATTTGATTGAGGTACACTATATGGACAAGCATAACTTAATGCTCTCATACGACGTGAACCAATCCATTCAACGTAATCGCCCAACAGCTTTTCATTAAGACCAATCATTGAGCCATCCTTGAAAAGATACTTAGCCCAGTCTTTTTCTTGTTCAATCGCTGATCTGAACATTTCAATGACTTGTGCTTCTGTTTCTTGACGAATACGAGCAAAATCTGGATCGTCTTTTAATAGATGCTTGATGATAGATGTACTTGCTGCAAGGTGAGTATTCTCATCTCGTGCAATGAACTTAATAACTTTAGCATTACCTTCCATCTTCTTAAGCTCAGCAAAAGCCCATGAACATGCAAAGGAAACATAGAAGCGTACGCCTTCAAGTATGTATACAGACATCAAACAAAGGAATAACTTCTTCTTCAATTCATAAAGGTCAACAATAATTGTTTTAGAATTAACTGTGTGTTCGCCAAGTCCAAGTAACTCATACAAACGACTATAAGAAATAAAGTCGTCATAATATACAGAAATATCATGAGCACAATCAAGGATAGGTTGGATAGTTTTGATCTCATCGAAAATCTTGCTTGGGTTTGCATAGATGTTACGAATAATATGTGTGTATGAACGTGAATGAATTGTTTCAAAGAACGCCCATGTTTCTACCATCACTTCAAGTTCAGGCACAGACGCCATAGGTAGAAACGCAAGGTTAGGGGATCTACCTTGCACTGAGTCTAATAAGATTTGACGCTTTAGATTAGATGTAAAGATATGTTGTTCAAACTCATTAAGCGAAGCAAAATCTTTACTATCTTTTGATAGATCCATTTCCTCCGGACGCCAAAAGAATCCTAATTGCTTATCAGTGATTTTTTCGAATTGCGGATAGCGAACTGAGTCGTAACGTGCAATGTCTACCGACTCACCAAAAAACATTGGTGACTCTAGATGACTTACAGTCTTTAACTTAAATACAGATGACATTTACCATTTCCCTATTGGACATTTACTTGATGGAGGCATAATCTTAAATAAAATTATGCAACCACATACTTTACAGCGTTCGATTCTTTCTTGAGTGCATTTTGGGCAACCCTTACATATATCGTAACGCCGCTGTAGTTCTTCTTTAACGGACATTTAAATTTTACACGATTCACAATCTTCTTCACCATCGATTGGTTGTGCTAGTTGGTCTTCAATAGCTTTGAATTCCTTCTCATGCATTTCACCAGCACCATCGTGAGTGTTGAAGTAATATAGTTGCTTACCACCATACTTATAAAACATAACAAGATGCTTAATCATTTCTGACATTGGCACTTTGTTATCTTCGTAGTTTTCAGGATTGTACGATGTATTAACAGAGATACCTTGATCGATATACTTTTGCAATACAGAGCAAATCTTGAGATAACCTTCTGGAGACTTTTGGTCCCACAGTAAGTCATAATGGTTCTTTAGTTTATGGTAACCAGGAACAACTTGTGCCATGATACCATCTTTAGAACCTTTAAATGAAACCAATGCACGAGGTGGTTCAATACCATTCGTTGAGTTACTAATCTGTGCAGACGTTTCAGCTGGCATCAATGCCATCAATGTAGAATTACGGATACCGTAAACCTTTAACTCTTCACGAAGAGTATTCCAATCCATACGTTCTTGATGTGGAACTAGTTCATCCACTTCTTTCTTGTATGTTTGGTTAGGTGTTAAACCAAGCGAGTACTTAGTTTCTTTCCATAGAGGACATGCACCTTTTTCTTTAGCCAAATTGACTGATGCTTTGATCAAGTAATATGACCATGCTTCAGTGTACTCATCAATGATGGGTAATGAAGACTCATCATATTTCAAACCACGCTTAGCAAGGAAGTATGCTAAGTTGATGATGCCGTTGCCAAGAGGGCGGCGATTCTTGGTTGATCTTTCGGCTGCTGGGACTGGGTAGTTTTGGTAGTCGAGGAGTTCGTCGAGCGCTCTGACTTGGAGGTCACAGTACTTTTCAAATTCTTTTGGCTCGTTAATGAGTCCGTAGTTGGTGGCAGACAAAGTGCACAAACTGATTTCGCCATCGAGGTCCTCTGCAGATTTAAGTGGTTTAGTAGGTAAGTCAATTTCAGTACATAGGTTACTCATACGAATAGGAGCAACTTCTGGTATGAATGCGCCATGACTATTAGCATGGTCAACGTTCATTAAGTAGATGCGACCAGTGTCTTTACGTTCTGTTAAGAACTGTGAGAAGACATCAAGTGCAGTTAAAACTTTCTTACGAATATCAGTTCGTTGTTCGTACGCTAGGTACAACTCTTTGAACTTATCCTGGTCTGCATAGAATGCTTCATACAAATCAGGCACGTCATCTGGTGAGAATAGAGTAATGTTACCACCTGTCAATAGACGCTCATACATTGTCTTATTGAATTGGTAGCAATAATCCATGTGGCGAACACGAGTTTCTTCAGTACCTTTGTTGTTCTTTAGAACGATTAGGTTTTCAAATTCAAGATGCCAAATAGGAATATAAACTGTTGCTGCGCCACCACGAACACCACCTTGTGAACATGATTTGACAGCAGCTTGGAAATACTTAAGGAATGGAATCAACCCGGTGTGAACAACTGAACCATCACCAATACGACTACCAAGAGAACGAATGGCACCAGCGCCGATACCAATACCAGCTTTCTTAGAAATGTAGCGGACAATGGAAGTCGATGTCGAATTGATGGAGTCCAAAGAATCACCTGACTCAATAAGCACACAGCTACTAAACTGACGAGTAGGAGTGCGAACGCCGGCCATGATTGGGGTAGGAAGAGAGATATAAAACTGAGAAGTTGCATCGTAGTAATCCTTAACGTACTTCAAACGCGTTTCCTTAGGATAGCGCATGAATAGTGTCATAGCAATTAACATATACAAGACTTGTGGAGTTTCATATGGTGTCTTAGTGACACGGTCTTGAACCAAATACTTACCACGGAATTGTTCCATGCCTACGTAAGTAAAATCGTTATCACGTTCATGCTTGATATAACGATCTAGTGTATCAATTTCATGCTCAGTGAATTCACCAAGCACTGCACCATCATAAACTCCACGCATAACGTTTTGTGTAATGACAGTGTTCAAGCTCCAAGGTGTATATTCACCATAGACTTGTTTGCGAATCTTGTAGTTGACAAGACGGGCAGCAACGTATTGATAGTTAGGTGTATGCTCAGAGATAAGCTCTGCAGCAGATTTGATGAGCAGCTCGTGGATGTCATCAGTCTTCATTCCATCGTCGATCTGGATGTTAGACTTTAATTCAATTTCAGAGATTGATACTCCATTGATACTCTCACAAGCCCACTCCAGAACTTTATGGATTTTATTCACATCAAATGGTTCTTTAAGACCATCTCTCTTCATTACATTAATATTTTGCATTCTTTTATAAAACTCCAAAGTTCCAAAGTATATTATATCACACACCTGAATCTTTGTAAACAGGCGTGACTAAATTTTTTACGTGGGATTGTTACGGGTTAATTCTCTGTTGCTCACGAATCCACTCTTGCAATGAAATTAATTGCTCGGTGTTTTGGTGGCAGAGCCCGTAGTTGTTGATGACTGTTGAGGTTGCTTCAGAGAGTTTAACTTCTGAGGTTCTCGCATCAGAAGCTCCGGTGGAGTCGGGAAGCTCGTTTTTTGCGGCAGCGTCGTGGAGCACGCTGAAAGAGTTAGGAAGCTGACACTTGCCATCAGCTTCACTAGTAACATATTTTGAGATTGCATCATTGGTTTCCTTAACGACTGTAAGTTTATCTATATATTTCGTTACGACTTTTGTAGTAACTTCAGTCTCTTTTTGCTTCAATAATGCAATCTCTGCTTTTTGCTCAAGTACCTTTTTCTGCCATGATTCTTCATTAACACTTCCACCAATCATGTACACTGAAAATAATAGGGTTGCAATAGAACCATACTTGATTGGTGTAGAGTAGGTGGCAATAAATGGAATCTTACTTAGCATAGTGCCGGCAAATGTACCAACAATTGCTAAGAGTAATAGACCAAAGAAGAACCAATCAGGCAGAAAAGATAACAGAAACATTTAGCAATTCCACTTTCTAAGTGCTAGTGCTTTACGTGTAGGTTCACCATTAGGCTTCTTCATAGGACCATCAACCCCACTCATACGAGCACAGAATGACTTACGACGATTAGCTGCTTTAGAACCTGGCTTTAGTTTTGATGGAGGTGTTGTAACAGCAGTCTTAAGGTTACCACCAGTCTTACGGTTATATGCATCAACACCTTTTTGTGTTAATCCACCAGTAGAAGACTTATGTCCTTTTTTATCGATAGCATATTCAAGCAACTCTTCATCACTAAATGAATCAAATCTATTCCATACAACTTCGGAATCAACTCCTTCTACAATCGCTAGTTCTTCAACTAATTCTTCGATCATATCAAATTGTGCTTCAACTTGTTCTTGAGAGTTTTTAAAGTCTTGAGCTGTAGGTGCACCTTTAGAACCTGGTGCGCGCATCTTTTCGCCTGAACCATTCTTAATACGCTTTCTCTTAGCGTGAATGTTTGCCCATAGACCTGGTTTACCTTCTTCTAAATTTTCAACAAATTCTTTGAAGTCTACTACTT